TACACCTGAATTTACTTTGTTAGCTGGTAATGGTTCTTTGCCTGTTAAAGTTAATGAGTAACCGTTTTTGTCTCCCATTGCTTTTCCAGTTGAACTTGTACCTGCTGTTAAGTGCATAGCTCTTGTTTCACCTGCTAAATGATATACATCATCCGCATCTTGAACAATAACCATTAATCTGTTTTGTGTTAGTAAGCGAACAATGTTTCTGTTTTTAGCAGTCATTTTATAAACGCTAAAAGTTAATGTTTGTTCATAAAAAGTAGTTCCGTTTTCAATTGATACAGTCGCATTTTCATCAAATTGTGCATCTTCTAATTCAACCTCAACAGTCCAGAACTTTTTGCCTGAAGCCATTGTAATTGCAGTTACACTACCTGATGAACTTGTTACTGCAGAAACGTTTGCAAACTCCGTTAAATAGAGTTTCTTAATACCGCCTGCTCCTTGGCGACAATCAAGTGTTATTCCTTCTATAATGTTACAAGGCATAGTTATAAATTTTTAAAAGGGAGCTGTTACACTCCCTTAGTTAATTATTAAGAATTTGTGTATTGTACAACGTGGTCAATGAACTTCACTGCTACACCAGCTCTGAAAGCTCCGAATAGTTTCCATACTCTGTCATCTTTTGAATACCATGCTTCCATGTTTTCAGTATCAGATTGTAAGTCAGTTCCATAAACTAAGTTACTTGCATAAGTTGCAATAATACGATTTTTAACCGCTGTTGGAAGTACACCTGTATCAACTGCGTTATCGTTATTCATACCTGGTACTGCAACAACTTTCATGTTAGTTCCTGGGTACATTAATTCCCAATTATTCCAAACATTATCAGTAGTATATTGAGAACCATAAATACCGTAAGTAGAAGTAATCTTAGCAGCTAAAATTCTGAAAGTATCATAACCACAGAAAGCAACGATTGGCTCGTTTGCAATTGCAGCAGCTGGTACTTTTGAATAAACATCATCAAATATAGTTAATACGTTTGTTGAGTTTAAAGTAGATGCTGTTGCTGCTACTGCTGTTCCTGCTGTGTCAATAGTAGATAACCAACCATTCATTTGTTTTAATACAGATGAATTTGTGTAAGTGGTTTTACCTTGCCAAATCATTTGCTCAACATTCTTAGCAACTTGTGCTATTTTTCTATCAATGATTTGTTGTGCAATTGATAATGAATCAATATTTGCACCTGCTGGTAAATACTTTTGTGTAAAGTAAGTGTTTAAGTCATTTAAACATAATTGCTCAGCAAACTGAATGCCTACTGTTGCAATTGATACTTGACTAAAAGTTGTAGTACCTGAACTTGTAAAAGAACATGCAGCAGCTTGAAAAGGTACTGTTGATTCTAATACAGGTATTTTTTCAGTAGATTTGATACCTGTACGAATATCAACTCCTAATCCTAAAGTTTTAGCGCCTAAGATCGCTTTGCTAATTAAGTCCGCTCTGTTTTCTTCAACATATGCGGTCATTGTGTCAAATGAAAATGCCATAGTTTTTTGTTTTTAATTGTTTTTTAATTTATTTAAATACTTGTTTTCTAAATTCTTCTAAGCTCGAAATTGAACTTGTTTTTTTAAAGTTTTCTTTTGCAGTTGATTTTGGTTCTACACTTGGTGCATCTGCTACCTTTTCAACTAAAGCAAATAACTTTCTGTTTAAATCGTTTTGTGCTACGATTTGAGCATTTGCAGCTTCTAATGCTGTGTTTGAAATTCCTAAAGCAGCTTCTAACTTAGATAGTCTTTCGTTTAATTCTGCAAACTTAGTTTCAAATTCTTGGTTAGAGTTCATTTCTTCCATTACAGGTTCTTCTTCCATAACTTCAGGCTCTAATCCTTTTACAACTCCGTTTTCAACATAAACTTTCATTGGTTGCTCATTTACCATTATTACCATTTCAGTTACTTCAACAGGTACATCCATAACCCCATCAGGAGTTATAACTTGTAATTTAGAACCTACTTGAATTTCTTCGCTGTCAGTTCTAATGATAGTGCCATCTGCTGCTTTATAATCAGCAAATTTTAAATCTTTTATTTCGTCTTGAAAAATATCTTTGAACAAATCTTTCATGTCAGAGAATACTTCTTTAAATGTTTGTTTTTTATTTTCCATTGCTCTTTTTTTTATAAAGTACACGTTTTTTATTTAGTTGCAATCTCAGACACTTTTTTTCTTAAGTTGTGTATTCTATCAGCTAACTGTTCGATAATGCTTACAGGGGCATCTTTTACCTTTCTTTGGGCAAAAGCACCTTCTACACTAAAGCCTTTAAACACTCCCGTTTTAATAAAGTCATTCCATACCTCATTGTTATCTACTTTAAAAGTTCCGAACCATGAACCCTCTGTTAATGTAGGATAGCCTTCAGGTGTTTTGATACCTCTCGTTTTATCAATGATAAATGATTCAACCATGTAAACTCCGTTAACCTGCCTTTCAGGATCATGCATCATGTTTACATTGTGGCTATATCCTTTCTTAAAGAAACGCTGTGCTATCTTTTCAATTTGCTCTTTATCGAATACCACATAATACTCACCGCTCTCGTCTTTGCGATAGATGGGCAAATCCGATATCATAAGTGCTCCTGATATTAAACGCCTTTCATGATTAGCAAAGAATTTAAACTGTGCGCTCATGTTTTTGTTATCCCATTTGCTATAACATATAGCAGCTGCCTGGTCTTGCTCTATTCCATTTCCTACTTCAACAGATATGCAACGAGATACAAATTCATCTTTGCTTTCACCTGCTTTTGGCTCTACTATTAATTCATGTTCTTTAAAAGCGTGCCAGTTAGTTTCTATGGCAGGCTGGTCTACCAAAGCTACAAATTCTACCCCAAGTTCTTCGTTATCGTCAATTACTAATTTATAAATTGGTAAATTTTCCATGTTATCCTATTTTTGAATTATTACTTAATTTGTTTACTCGATCTGTTACTGCTCTACTTTCACTTTCTACTACATAGGCTTTCATAGGTGCTGCATTTCTTTCACCTTGACCTGCTACCGAACCATCAGGATTTAATTGTGTAACTGTGTTTTGTGCTGTTAATCCTTGAGGTGGTTGCCCTCCACTGCCTTGACTAAATGAACCTAAATTACCACCACCTCCACCGCCTGCACTTTCACTACTTGGCTCAAATTTAGTTTGTGCTATTTTATTAATGTTTGCTAAAGCTGTAACACCTGCAATGGCTGCTGCAACATACCTTGCTGGCCCTACTAATGTTGGGTCTGCCAATACATTTTGAACAGCTTGAACTCCGTTTATTGTTGCTTGTGCTAATTGTAATGCTTTATTTATTTTAAAAGACTTACGAGCGTTTTTTTCTGAAGTTGCTGGATAACTATTGTTTAATTCAATCAAAGCTCCAATAGCATCCGAAGTCATTTTGAAATTAGAGTTTATTTCAGCCTGCCTTGCTACTTTTGCTTTTTCATCCGCTTCTTTTTGTTTTTTTCTTTTTTCTTCATCTAATTTAAACTCTTCATCGGCTAATTTTTCAGCATACGCAACTGCATCCGCAAATTCTTTTTCCCTTGCATCCTTTTCATCTTTTTTTGCTTTTTCTTGAATATCAATATATTTGTTTTCTATATCAGCTCTATCATTAAAATACTTTAAATCTAATTGTCTTAAAAGTTCATTATTTGCACCTTTGGATTTTAATTCTGCTTTTTCTCTATTGTAAGCAAGTTCAAGTATTTTTAATTCTTTATCTTGAGCATCTAATATATTTTGAGCTTTTAAATCTTCTAATTTTTTTTGTAATTCATTTAAATTTTGAATGTATTTATCATTAGCCTCTTTGTCTTTTGTTTCTTTTTCTTTATTAGCATCTGTTTCTAATTTAGCCTCTTGAATTTTTAAACTATTTTGAATAGCTAATCTTTCATCAGCTAACTTTTTATTTTCCGCTAATATCTTACTATTATCATCTTGCAACTGTTTTAATTCCTCTCCGCTTCTTTCTTTCATTAAAGCGTAGTTTTCTAAAAACAATTTAGTATTTTGTTTTATTCTTTTATCAATACTTTTAATTTCATTTGCAGATTGTGCCTCATTTATTGCTGCAAGTTCCTTTGCACTCTTACCCTGTGCTGCTGCTAAATCTAATCTAAATTTATTTTCATTTTTTAATTTTTCAGCAGTTTCATTCATCAACTCAAGCTCTTTTTTTCTTTGCTTAATTGATTCTTCTTGGGCTTCGGTTTCATCACCCATTGTTCTTGTTAGGATAACTATTCCTGTTACTAAAGCACCAATAGCTGTTATAATAGCCATTATTGGATTTGCTTTAATTGCATTATTCCATATATATTGTGCAGCAGCAATTGCCTTAGTTCCAATTGTTGTTGACTTTAACATAGTACTTACAACCTTCAAACTATCGCCCATGCCTGCAAGCCCTTGTATGCCTTGAGCTAATGCCATTGCAGATTGAACTTTTGCAAGTGATTCATTTAATGCTTCAGATTCACTTCCAAATAATTGTGCTGCCCCCTGTGCTGCTGCAAATCCACTAGCTATTCCTGCACCTAAGTTTGCAAATGCCTGAAATTTAGCTTCAGGCTTTAACATATCAATTGATTCGTTTAAGTCATCAATACGTTCTTTAGTTCCTGCTAATTGATTTCTGATTGCTGCAAATTCCTTAGTACCTTCTCTACCTGCCGCTGCAAGTTCAAACATCTTATCTTCTAAAATGTTAAATTGCTCTCTAAGGTCTTTTGCCGAGTTTACCGCTCCTGCTGTTTCTATATCTATTTCAAATGTAGTCTTTGCCATATCTTTTAAGTACCAATTATGAGTAAACTCGTATTTCTATTTGGGTATCTAATAAAACATTATCCATGTAACCAGTACCCATTGTGTCTGCTACTTGAATTAATATTTCACTATTACCTATTCTGTTTGCTAATATTATCGCCTGTATTCCAGTCATGCTTAGCCCAGTTTGATTAATCATTACAAATGTTTTATTTGCTGTAAATTCTGCATTCGATAATAATAAATACTCACCTACTAAATAATAACTTGAAGTAATACCACTACTCATAGTTGTTTCTAACTCTACTACTGTAGGTGCTGTAACTCCTGACTGACTAAGTAAAGCAACATATTTTTTATAAGATACATTGTTTAATGTCTTAATCCCGTTATTGTAAGTTACGTTTGATTCTGTTACTGTTATTCCGCTGCTATTGGTTACAGCTACGTTTGAAACACCGCCTAATATTGTAACACCTGTACTTGCTAATATTGAAAGGTTTTTACTTCCAACTCCAATTACATTTGATTCACCGCTAACAATAACCCCATCTCCACTACTTACAATGTTATTTCTGCCACTTACAATAGCCCCATCTGCTATTTGATTATTGTTAAAAGTAGTTCCTAACCTTGCTGTAGGTGCTGGTGTTTCTGTATCTAAATCTTTAACACCTCCATTTATATCAACTCCAATGTCATCAACGTAATCAGGCAAAGTCTTTAATTTAATGAACTCACATTTTGTAGGTTGATTGTTTATCCTATCGTAGTCTATTATTTTATTTAGTCTCCAATAGTCGTTTTCAAAAAAGTAAGTATCTCTAAAATCTAAGTTTTGAATATCAAATTCATTTAATAAAAAATAGCCTGTAAATATTTTAGAATCTTTATCTGCTATCTGTTCAATGTAATCTCTCCAATATTTATTGTAAAGATTGTTTCCTGTATATTTTATTGGTGTGTAATAAACCTGATAAGGCGTTCCGAAATTCAAATCAAATGTTGGATTATTAACATCGTCTAAATGACCAGCGTAAGGATAATCACTTCTAAAAGTAGTTCCGCTTGTTGCTATGTGCTGCCATTGAACATTAGTTGTTTTAAGTCCACCCCAATATAATAAACGAATGTTAGATTGTGTTGGCTTTATAGTTCCGTTTGATTCTAATGTGTATATTTTAGAAATTACTCTATCATGTCCAATTGTATCAACTAATGGAGTAGGACTAAATATAAGTTCAGTTCTTACCTCACCTTTTAAAAAATCATTTAATATATCGTATTTCTTTTGCCCGTATATTTCATTGTAAGTTGTTTTGTAGTTACTGTTAAAGTAATCAGTATCTTCTTTGTAACTAAACACATAGGACTTATTGTTTAATTCGCCTAATGGTATTATTTTAGTTTCTTTTGAGTAATCTAATTTATCAGTAAAGTCTTGAGTAGTTCCGCTGCTATAAAAAGTAGGTCGTGGTTCTATAATTAATTTATTAGCATTTCCCTTATCTACTTCTACAAAAAGATTAAATGCTTTTACAATTGAATTAAAAAACTCACTTTGTTTTATTTTATCAGGCAATACTGCATTTACTTCTACATCGTCATTTTCTTGAATATTAGTATCTGCTAATGCTACTGAAAAGTAACTGTCTTGTAATATATTTAATTTACAATAACTATTAACCCCCCCTTGTTCATTTACTGTTCCTACTCTATAAAATGCAGTTTCATTGCTAAATCCTAATAAATAACTAACTCCATAGTCTTTAAGTATTCGTACTTGTATTATATCATTTGCGTTTAAATTTGCAGATATTGATAATTGCCCATCTGCTGTTAATGATGTTGTTCCGCTTGTAATAGTACCACCTACTGTATTACATGTTATCATAAATGAGTCAGGAACTCCCTCATTTATTAATTCTGATTTTAAATATATAGTTCTTGATGCTAATATTTGTTCTGAGCCATTATTGGTAAAATAACTACCGTAATTTGCTGGATTTTTTATTATTAATAATTTTCCTACTGTTGGTAATTGATTTCCCCTTGTTGCTAAATCTACTGTAGATGCTTGTGGAAAATGTGTAACATTTGCCCTAACAAAAGCATTTAAAGTATATGTTCCTGTTTTTTCAATTGTAAATGTTTGATAATTTGTGCCGCCTTGCTGATCCGAAAAATTATTACCTATATCACTATTTGGTGCAGTTGTTTTATCTTGATAAATTAATCGTGTTGCATATTCTCTAGAACCATCTGATAAAGTTATAGGCTGTTTATCTAACGTAATTACTTGAGTAGATGTTTTACTTGCTCTGCCTGTTCTTTCAGTTACTTGTTGATTAGTAAGTTTTAAAGCTGAACCACCTGAATAAGGTATAACTAACTTTTTAAATATTTCACTATTGAAAAATGAAGATTGATAAGTAAAGCCAGCATCATTAAACATTTTATCAATTATAGTCTTTACAAATAATGCAGGAAACATGTTAGTAACGTTAAACCTACTATTTATTTGAAATCCATAATCAATCATCGGGTATACGTACCCATTTGTGTTATTCCAACTTAGTTGCTGATTAAACAAAGTATATTTGTGATTATACTCACTAAAATCTAAATCACGTAAATACTTATTATTAAAGAATTGATAAACATTTTGAAGTTCACCAAAGAATGCCACCTCATATTGTATCTCGTATTTATCAG